TTGGTATGGAACAAATTGGAAACAGTTGACAATGAGTAACGACAAATTAGGAAATCCAGATATTGACTACACTGTCGAAACAGACGGCAAAAGACATTTAAGCTTTTTGATAAATTATATTACAAAAACAGTTAAAAATAAATTAATTATTCCGACTCAAAATAAAACTGTTTACATATTTCCAGAAAATCAAATAGAATGGATAAAAGAGAATGATCCGATAATTTCTACAAAACCATCATAATTTAAAACGTATATTAATCGAATATTGATTTCATATAGGTCGCAATATAGCCTTCATCAATGAATTTAAGGTCAATATCTGTTATATGTTTATTTTGATGATATTTGATACATTGCATAATGAACTTATCCGGACAACATTTAAATTCATCACGACAAATACTCCCGACAGAATCTATATATTTTTTAACAAAATATTGTTTTGATCCTAATTTTATAAGTTTGAATGGTTTAACATGAAATAAATTAGGAAATTCTGCATTGATAATTTCTATAAGGTGATTAACCAAATTGATATCAAAATCTGATGAAACAGAAAAAATGACTTCATCAGCTGTAATACAAACAGCATTTGATATACTGAACATATTAAATTCATGATATTTTTGGATAAATTTTACGACTTTATCGATGAATATGGGACATAATTTATTAATTTGGGATGCTACACCAAGTTTCCCAAAAATGATTTCACGTAATAGTTTCGATTTAATGATAAACTGTGAGTCAGTAAAATTTAATATAAAACTGTCCCAATCATTATGGTTCATGAACAGAGATGGAAAATATGATTTCATAACACTAAAATTAGCTGTTTTGATATCAATTGAAATATAATATTTATCATTATCGCAATTACTAGCATTATAAAATTTTCCTCTAACAATATCCGGTGTAACTTGTTTCATAGACTTGAACAATTGGAAATCTGGATTATTTTTTATTGACTGAATAATTTCTTCACTGACATCATTAATTTTTTTTCTCATTTGGTGTAGACCACCTAATTTAATACAATCAGTTTTAAATAACTCTAATTTTTTTTTTGAATCAAAGTACGGATCGGTCATATCTAAATAGTATTCAAAATATTCTGGAAGAGGGATTGGTATGGGTATCTTAGTTAAATCAGAAAATATATTTATAAAATTGTCATCAATGGTAATTTTATTCATTTTATAACCACAATCGTCATAATTATTTGTATCTTCTGAAATATTATCATATTTTGAAATAACAATATATTTATGAGTCGATCCAGTTTTCATAAACGATTTCGAAAACATATCAAGCGATTTAACAGTTTCATGAACAACACTTCTTTGTTGTCGTGTTAAATCTTCGTCAAAAGTTAATGTTTTGTCATCACTTAATTTAAATTTATTAATTTGTTGAATCAATAATTCATCCATAAATATATTGTATTAAAAAAAATTTAGAATAATGTAAATAAAATTATAAAATAATCAGATAATTTATAAATTCAATTTTATTTATGTTTGATATATATATAATGACTGAATATATACAATATATATTTCTAATAATAATAGCATTTTCAGCATTGTTATTATTATTATGGAGTTCAGACACTTTGTCAGGAACTGAGAAATTTACTAATAGTCAATCACAAGATAATGAAAGTTTTGCACGAGTCAAAGGAGCAGGTTTGCCGTACTATTACCCATATTTTCCATACAAAGAAATGTTGTGGAACAACCCGACAAGAATGGAATCATATTATTGGCCATATCTATATTATGATCCATTGTATTATCCATGGTATTATACATATCCGTACTGGCAATAATTTTTAGAATAGTAAATAATATTATAAATTTAATATGTATTTATAATAAATAATTGACAAGATGTTGTATACACTAAGTGTTATATTAATATTTGTTCTTATAATCACACTAATATGTACAACTAAATTAAATAAATTTGAACTATTTGATTTTGTGTCAGAATCAGAATCAGAATCAGAATCAGAATTTGAATCAGAATTAGAATCAGAATCAGAATCAAAATTAGATAAAAAAGAGAAAAAGAATTTGGTTGACTGCATGAAATTTATCCACGATTTGTTTACAAAAAATGGAATATGGTATTCCATATCATTTGGTACATTATTGGGAGCTGTCAGACATCGTGGTTTGATTCCATGGGACGATGATATTGATTTATTAGTTTTACACGATCAATTGAGGGAAATAAATAAATTGATTCCAACAATAGAAGAAAAATATGAAGTTGAAAAGGAGTGGAAAATAATAAAAATATATGTCGATAATAATAAAGAAATTGCGATAGATTTATTTATAATTGACATAAGTAATAGTAATGTTGTAAGATGTGAAAATAATGAACAACGATGTGATTCACCGCCGAAAAATCACGAATGGTGGTGGAAATGGTTTAATTTTCCTTGGCAGTATATATCACCATTAAGAAAATTTAAATATGAAGACATCTATTTATACGGACCGAAAAATCCACAAAGGATTTTATCATATTGGTATGGAAAAGATTTTTTAACAAAATGTAAATCACATTATTTAAAAAATCATTCGACAATAATAAAACAGCACAATATACCGTGCAAAAAATTGCCTTTTCCACAATTATAATTCTAATTTATATGTTGCCAACTTCTTTTTCTAATCTGTCTAATTCCATTTCTTCTTGCACGACTTTTCTTTCTCTTTCCTTCAACAATATATCACGTTGTTTTTCTTTCATATCAATAAAATGTAAAAATTCTGGATTAGTACATTTTTCCATCATATGTAACATCGAATAAATGAAAGCAAAGAAACGATTAATACCAAGAGCAAAAAGTGCTGTATTATTTTGAACAATTTTTAGTCCTGATACCAATAAATCGGTAGGATATGGTATTGGAATAGGTATAATAGATGTAAAAATAGATTTTGGTATTTCTAAAATATCTATTAAAACCTGAATTTTTTCATCGATATATTCTTTCATCATTTTAGGATGTTCAATTAATTGTTGTTTATCATATGGAATTTGTTCGTAATGTTCATCAATTTTATCCATAATTATTTTAACAGCACCTCCTTCAGCATTATGCAATGTTTCACTAAGAATTATACTACTGATACCTAAAGTATCAGGCATCATAGTAGCAATAGTATCAGCGGCAAAATTAATAACTTTATCAAGCAACGATCTAAACAATTTACAAATTGTTCGATAAACAGATGAACTCGCAACATTTTCTGATTGTTTCAAAAAATAATTAAGCCAACATTCAACACCAAAGGGACCATCTCGAAAATCAATATTAAAAATATTTGCCATAAATAACATTGCCCCTGGATCTTTTGACATTTCTTCTAATCCACCGACGAGAATTTCTAGTATATCTAAAATGTCTTTAAAATCAAACAAAGTATTTACTATTTCATCTCCACCAGCACCAGCTGTGGCGACTACAAGACCAGCACTTGTTGCTATTCTTCCAATACCAACACCAATTTTTTGACCGAGAGATGTACGATCAAGGAATTTGAGACCGGCGAGTAAATACTTTAATGTTTTAGTAAATACGGATACATACTCAGCTGAATCCATATCCTTTGAATCACTAATCCAGTCGGCAGGAACTAATTTAGATAAAATATCCTTCATAGTTGGAGCTTCTGTGGCTAAAGGATAGGAAGGTCTACATACTTTTTGTGAATACCATAAATAAACAAGGTATGCAATCGTAGCAGTTACGACAAAACTAGAAAGAATACCACTTACAATCCAACCAGTGTTACCACCATATTGTATATCATTGGATTGATCGGATGAATTTTTTATAATTTTTTTTTCAACACGGCGAGCATTTCTACATAATGTCATAAATAATCGTTTAGGATCATCATTATTTTTAATAAATTTTATATAATTTGTGTAGTTACGTTCAATTTCATCTTTCTTATTTCTTGAAATATTTATTAAACCATCTGTGGTAATATACATTATGGTTATGTAATTTATATAAATTAAAATATAAATTAATAAGTCAAAATAAAAAACGATTTAATATTTTTGTGTAAAACATTATTTATATTATTATGCTTCTTCAATCGACAATTTAACATCGGCCATAGTAATATTTCCTATATTTGCTGGTTTCATTTCAATAACTTCGAATTCATATTGTTGTTCAAACATATTAATATTAAATTTTTTGTGTAAGAAAATGATTGAATGATTACGTAGACAATATTCTATAATCGACATGGGATTTTGTAATTTTGAAAATCCAGATGGAACTTTTATGGTTACTTCAGTCACAACTGGAATACCTATTGCATCGACATACAAACGAGTTCCACTATTTGTTCCAGTAGCTTCTAACACCCAGTCAGGAACAAACATTGTTCTTTCGGGGGCAGAAAAATCGCTAGCACAGACAAATGTGTATGCCACAGTATGTGGATTTGTAATGCGTAAAACATACAAGTTTGAATCCTCTATACTTAGTGTTTCTAGTGAATCACGTGGCAAAATAATTTTATCAGAATTTTGGTAGAATAATTTTTCTTTTGTTGATTTGTCAGATGAATTAATTGATTTAGCAACAAATTCTTTTGAAAAATGATTATAAATTTTTATTTGAAACTTATTTTCTAGTTTTTCTGGTTTAGCTATTTTTTGTTCATTAAATTCTCCCGGGAATAATTTTTTTGAAGAACTTGTTGTAATTACTTCGGTTCGATTGGAATTATTTTCTGGACTTGTTGGTTGTTTTGAAACGGAAGTGGTGGAATTAACTGATTCTGTTATATCAGTTAATAATTTTTTAATAGGATTGAATATCGAATTAATTACTGTATCTGGATTAATTTGTTTGTTTTTTTCGTTGTATTTATAAGCATCTTCTGTATCATCAAGAACAAGAGGATTTACTTCATTATTTGCATATATTACATTTGGATCCAGCTCAGGATCATAGTCAGGTTCATCATTATTTGAAAGGGAAGCATTTATTGCCTTTTGTAATTCTTCATCCTCGTTGACAACAGCATCTATTTGATTCCTGTTACCATTATTATTTAGTGATTCATTAATGGCTCTTTGAAGATCCTGGTCTTCGTCATTATTTTTTGGATTTGAATTTATAACAACATCAGGAGCGGGAAGACCTGCTTCTTGCATAAATTTTTTAATTTTATCATTGTGTTCATCTTTGGAAGCTTTTATGGCCTTCTCGAGTTCTTTATCGCCATTTTCATGATAACCAAAATCAGAATCGAAATCAGATCCAAAATCAGATCCAAAATCTGATTCAATACCGTCTCCAAATTTTGACATTATAGATGATTATAAATGATTGTAAATAAATAATTATAAATGAGTACAATAATATAATAATATAATAATAACTGTATAAATAAACCAATAAATGCAGTCTTATATTCAACTTTTCCCACTCATTTATAAATAAAATTATAGTAAAATAAAATTACTTAAAGATATATAACAATATAAGATTTGTATCTGATATAATATATTGGGTACAAGTAAAAATTCGGTTGTGTTGACTCACTATCGGATTATCCCTGAGTGGTGTAATGGTTTAGCATACGGGTCTGTAAAACCCTTGGCACGAGTTCGATTCTCGTCTCGGGGACTAATTAAATAGTCACATTATATGATGAAATAGCCCTTATAGTTCAATGGTAGAACAAATGTCTTGTAAGCATTAGATAGGAATTCGATTTTTCTTGAGGGCATCAATTAGTTGTATAAAACTTGATACTTTTATATTTTTTTAATATATTTCATATAATGAAAATGACTTCAATATTAGAATATATACATACTATAGTGATACACTGTATTAAGAAGCTGAGTATTAATACATAAGTAAATAAAAATCACTCAATGGGAGTCTATGAACCGTTCTACTTCCTGAAAATAAAGTT